CAAACTGGGTGGCTAGCTTAATTTAAAGTGGGGGTTGTCCGCTTTGCTCAACGCAGCTGCTACTCTGTTTGCCCCACTTAGTAAGCTAGGGGGTGTGGGGGTTAGGTGCGAAGCACCCAACGCGCTGCGCGCGGAACGCAGCTGCTACTCCGTTTGCCCCACTTAGATGCTATGACGCCGCGCCGGTCGCCGATTCCTATATGCTTGTAGGAAATCATGCGTGTAATCCTCACCAAGTTGTACAGCAGCCTCTTTGACCTCGAGTGATATATCAAAATCTCCTGGACTAATATGCCCAAGTTCAATACATATAATCTGGTTCTTGTAAATGTTAATAGCCGATGTATTACGAGATTCAAATCCAAGTAACACACATTTTTGAATATAATTGAAAAATGATGTTATCTTTTCCCCACCAAATGGATATGTTGCTCGTATACCAATCATTTCTTCACGTTCCTTTTCACTCATATAGAGAATTGGAAATGCATCTATTACAGCACCATCTACTAATATATCACCTTCATCATTCATAATTGGATCATATACTACAGGTATACAAGCAGATGCACGAAGTGCAACAGCAATTTGTGCATTAGGTGTTGTAAATCGGCTATAAAGTTCTAATCGTCCTTTTGTCAAATTTGTCACCCATAATTTCAAATCACGACCAGCCGGCAGTTCCTTAAATGTCGTTGTGTGTGAATATCCTTTTATATGAAAAAGAGCATTTATAAAACGACATAAAGCATCGCCTGATTCTAGTCCATATGTTTCTAATAAACGTAGCGGACCAAGCTCATTTATATTTTTAAGTGAACCAAAATTAAATCGTAATGATATTTCAGCAATTTCATCAATACTATAGCCGATAGCTGCACATGTTGCAGTTAGGGCGCCGACACTAACACCTGCCCATGTAGATACATTGGCTAAACATCCCTTCTTTTCTAATAACTGAAGAGCCCCAATATAGCATATACCGCGTGCTCCACCGGATGCGAGTAAGATAGTTTTAGGAAGAGGATAGCCTTCAGGGGTTCGTTGCATATTTTGAGCCAAGACATTGCATTACTGCGTTTGCGCGCAAGAATCCAATGTTAATTTCGCCCAGCTAAGCAAATGGCGTCTGATACTATTGAAATACCAATGATGCAAGTTGCAGATTTATATAACAAACGGCAGAATCGTGATAAGGCTCGTCTAAAAGCATACAATCAAATGTTAGAAACAATTTATCATCGTGTACGTGTTACAAGCCAGCTTCCGACTGGTCAAACATATCTTGCATATACAATTCCTCCATTTATCCTTGGTCTCCCTCGCATTGATTTAGAAGACTGCGTTGTTTATTTAGTATATCAATTACGGGCGAGTGGATTTGAAGTTAAATACACTTATCCGAATTTATTATATATTAGCTGGGGTCATCATGAAAAACAATATTTAGTCAATGATTCCCCTATTTTACAAGCAATGATGGCAACAAAAGCTGCAGCTGATGAAGCAGCACGTCAAGCGACTCGCCCAGCAACAACGGGAACCGCTGAACGAGGGCTTGCGGCTGGCGGCAGAAGGAAGAAGGTTGCATTTAGCAATGATACTGCACCTGGTGCGGCTGGAGGACGTGCACAACCAATGTATGGAATGGGTCCAGGACGAGCACCTCGTCGTGATGTAAATGATTATGTACCTCCACCAAGCTTCTATAATTCTGTAGAACGTCCTACTGCTGCTGCAGGAACAGCATTAGGGGCACTCTGGGGTGCTGGAAAATAGAAGGTGCTGGAAAATAGAAGGTGCTGGAAAATAGAAGGTGCTGGAAAGTAGAGGGCGCTAGCTTTATTCAGAATTACTACTATTACTTTTAGAGTGTGATTTTACTGTTTTCTTTTTATTTGAGCTTTTGCTGCTACTACTGCTACTACTACTACTGCCACTACTACTGTGTTTCTTATATGTTTTTTTTCCTTTACCTGCAGAATTGCTATTACTATTGCTATTTGATAGATTTTTAGGAATTTGAGCACGAAGTGCAGCTAAACGTTGTGCTAATGTAGATTGTGGAGCAGCCGCCGCTGCTGGCGCTGGCGCCGCTGCTGCTAACATTCCAAACCGCCTCATTGTATCTGCAATTTCTGGATGCTGTATATGTAATTGACGTTCCAATATATATGGTTCAAATATCTTATATCTTGCACGCGCATCTACAGTCATATCTTTCTTTAATTGCCCAATTACAAATATAGGTTTTATAAAATTATTTATTTTACTCACAATATCTCGTAATGGCTCATATGCAGGTACATATGGACCCTTTATTTTTAATAAATCAAAATAAAATGGACGTATATTAAACATTGGCACATATACATGAGCAATACGTGGAGTTTTTTCAAATAACCAATGTGCAAATTTATATTTGTGAGCCCGCATTGCAATATGAAATAATGTCATTAATTCACCATTTTTCATATATTCAAGCATATAAATTGGTTTATGTTTAAAGCGAGCTATTAGAGCATCATTTGGCTGATGGATTATATATTGTTCAAGCTCATCTGATATTTCTAATTGTTTTAAATAAGACGGATCACTACCTTCCATAATAATATGTCCATTAATATATAATTCATTCAGAAATTTTATTATAGTTATATAATGTTCGCGTACATTTGTTATTTTCTCAAATAAATCTGGAAGTTGTTCACTTAAATATTGTTGATTTTCTATTACAATTCCATCTGTTGTTGAGTCAAGAAGAGCATGAATACGTGGTTGTAAATATTCAATAAATTCAAAGAATTTTTCATTAGAAAATTTCTGGCGCAATTTAATAATCATAGAACGCATTTTAACAAAATGACTCGCAATAGACGGAGATGCAGCTGAAGCAGATGCGGCTAGTCCTGCAGATGCTGAAGCTGATCCATTGTTTTCTGGCAATGCTGCTTTCATGGCTGCTTTTATAATACCTGCACGAGTTGTGAGTGCTTCTGATATAATCTGACGTAAACCACCACGAACTTCCATATGTTCTGGACCTTCACGAATCAATCCACGCATACTATCATCAATTACAAACCCATTTTCATATAATCTGTCTGTAAATAATGCTGCACGGCATACAAAATTATAATATATACCATGTTCTAATGTATCAAATAAAAATTGCTGAGATACTCGTATTATATTATTTGGCTCACTTTCTGCATTTTTAACAAATTGTTCTACAGTTATATCTGGATTATCGGATAAATAGGAAAGCATAAGATGATGAACTTGCTCCGTTTTTGGATATATTGAATAAGTATATGAATTTAAAAATGTTTGCACATGCGCACTTAATTTATCACTTTTAGGAATATGTATAGTATCCATAGAGTTTCGTGAATTAATGACTTCACCTGACGGTGTTTTGAATGGATATTTTATAACTCCACTATATCCTAACATATAATGGGTTCCTTGTGGGAATGTTGATAATAATGTATATGTAAAATTAGGATATAATGATTGCTCTGTAAATAATGAAAAATATTTATATTTATCAAGTAGATAGAGTAGATTGTCTTTTTTGAGTGGGTTAATATATGGTTTATTATGTAAATCATATAATGGTGCTAGTGCATCTGTTTTTGATGCACTCAATAATTGTCCAGATGTTGCTTTGGCGATTATGGCTGTATCATGTGGAATACGTAAGGATGTATGGAAATTATAATCACCACCGTGACCTAAAATAAAATAAGCTGCTGGATAAGGAACTGCTCGTTTAGCGGGTGTTCGTCGCTCTCCACGACGAGTTTTTATACGAGCCAAATCTGCTGGTAATGTTGGATATACATGCGCGCGTTTTAACATCGCAATATCTGAACCAGATATTGGTACATTCTTCATAAGAAATATCTTTGCAATTGCACGACCAAGTGCCATTAGTTTTGTTGAATGATATGTTCGTGAACCAAGACCTTCAAGTGGGGATTCTGATATGTCTTCCTTTGAGAATTGATATAATTCATTAAATTCTAATTCACTTAATGTATCTGCTAAATATTTAATTGGTTTTACCAATAACAATCTTGTTAATAATTCTAACAAATTAATATATGGTTTTGCAAGATATTTATATTTAGTTTGTGGAATTTCAGATAATAATGCTATAACCAAATCTTCATCACGGGCTTTTATGGCTGCTCCTAATGGCGTTGTTTCGATTAATTTATACTGGTCATTAAATTTGCGAATAAATAAATAAAATGATGGGCAGTATGTATTATTTTTTTCAACAATTGTTTCTAAATAAGGCTGAGCTTGACTAAATGCTTCTTCACTCAATTGATGTGCATATGTATTTGCAAACTCTCCAATTGCAATACAATTTGGCTCTGTGCTATAAAGTGCTGGTTTGAATGATGCACACACTTTTAGGCATTTAAGAATGAGATCTGTTTTTCGTTCTTCAGATGGGGGCGGATCTGCCTCTAAAAATTTCTTAAAATTATGAATGACTTTTCCTGCTTCACTCTTGCGCGGAATTTGACTCATAACTATTAGAGAGTATGATAAAATTATATAAGATAATTCTTATGTAATTTTATCCGGGTAGAAGGGATATGGAATACTATTCAGCTTCCAGTAGACCAAACTCGCGCATTTTGGCACCGATTGACACAAATTCCTCATGCAACTTATAATGCTTAATATATGGTTCAAATATTGTCATAATTGCATTATTTTGGTATTTACTATCTGCTAATTGAGCGCGGAGGGCTGGATGATCAATATGCTCCTTTTCTTTATCTATCAAACCAGCCAAGTATCCAACTTCCGTTTTAGGGGGTGTGCTTATATATTTTGCCAATAAACATCTTGAAATATTAGTGACCATTTCCAGTGTATAATCATAGTATTGCAAGCGGGCTAATTGTGGATATTTCTCATAAAAATGTGAAAATACAGAATACTTTCCTATAAATAGGAACATCATTAATAATGTATAATTGCTCTTTTCATGATGTATAAATTCAAGCATATATTCGGGCATACTATCATATTTTTCAATTAGTTGGGGACCTGTTGCTTTTGCCATACCATTATATGCAGTAGTAGTAATTACATAACGTGATAAAAATTCTGGGTAGTCTTTTAAGGCAGGTGTTTTCAAAAAGGCAGTATATAATTCTATGTATTTCTTATGAATATCATCGGTTTCTTCAAGCTGCTCAAGAAATAAATGAAGTTTTCGTGATATAGTTTCATTTAGAGCTCGAATGGAATGATGATTATATGTAAATATATCGACTGATGCAATTAGGAGGTCGCAGAATGCAAATAAAGCCACTTTTGTAATATGGCTGTGGGACAGCTCTTTTATTGCAGTTTTTATTTGCTTTATTTTCTCCTTTGTTGCAGTGTCGAGAGGGGGAGCGCTAGCGTTAGCACTA